TCGTTCTTCCGTAACTGGAGTTCCCACTTCAGCACCGAATTCTGGATCTGAGTCCAAAACAAGGTGTCCCACTCCGAAGGTTGGATACCCAAGATGGTCTTTATAAACTTCATATACGACGCCCTCATCAATCTTCAATTGTTCAAATACCGCTTCACGGTCTAATTTCGTATCTTTAAAAAACATTTCTTTTCCTCTTTATGATAATGTAGATAAATCTATTGAAGTTGTTCCTTGGAATTGTAATAAGGACTCCACTTGACTCTCTGCATAATCTTGAATATTCGTTGCGTAGTAATTATCACCACCGGCATATTCATATCCCCATAATGTAATATCAACCGCAGTGTTTGCTGTTGTAACTTTTGTTACTTCGCTGTTGGCATAATCTTCTGCACTCAATACAGCAATCATAGGCTGTTTAGAAAATATAGAAGTTCCAACGGCTTCATCATAAGTTTTAACGCTTATGGTAACTTTCTTAACGGTGTTATCCGTATCAATTTTTAATACTTCAACTAATTCTAATTGCTTATCGTATGTAGGCATTGATTAACCTGCAGAAGATCCCATTGATTGTTTAGCAGCTGCACGTTCTTTATCACGTTCTTGTTTACGTTTCTCACGTTCTTTCTCGGTCTCATCACGACCTTTCTGACGTTCTGCATCTGCGGCATGTTTCAATTTGAGTCTTTCTTTTTCTTTATCTTGTTGATCTTTTAAGCGATCAGCTTCAGCTGCCTGTCTTGCTTTCATTTGAGCCTGAGCAACTGCATCTTCCATTTTAACCGTACCCATGATATCTCGAATACGTTTCTTGTGTTTCTTTACGTTCTTTTTAGAAACACCAGGTTCACCGTTAGGACCTACACCAGCACCAGCAATGTTTCCACCGCCAACGTTATTTACAGGCGCATCTTCTAACTTTGCTGCTTCAGCAATAACAGAACCATTCTCATCAATGAATCGGTCAATTGCAGCACCCAAGTCTATTTCAACAGATTCCTCTGTCAAATAATTAGTTGCGTGGATTCTTTGCTCTTCTCGAATTAACCAGAGAGCTGCTGCATACGAAGCAAGTTTTGTTTGACCACCAGGAAGTTTAGCGAGTAGTTTCTTTACATTTAAAACCATTTGGTCAAATATACCAAACGCCTTTTTCTGAGAGTTCTTAGAGTAATCCTTACGTGAGATCAGTATATTACCTTTCTCATCAATAATTCCCTCTTCGTACGCATCCCATTTTTCAAAAGGTGTCACCAACTTTCGAATAAACGAATATACTAAGAATAGATCTACTACCATTTAAATTTCCCTCAACCTTGTTTCAACGAACTCATTACCATCTATAGATTTTGAGTTCACCGCTAATTCATCATATACTAGTAAATCAGGCATATAATTTAAATATTCCACGAATGGCTTTAAGTACTCGTGATACTCATGCAATCGCATGAATAACATATTTGTTGCCTGCACTCCAAACACATTGTATATTACAATGAGATGATTTAGAATCAACCTTTCCTTCAGTTCGTTATCTTGTCTATATCTACTAAAAAGTTTACGGAGATATTGAAATCTCTTAATATCCTCTTCGAACTCCGACATCTCGGTACATTGAGGGTTATCGTAATGCTTCATCGCATATAGCAGAAAGGTTGACTCAGTCAATATCATAATGTAAAGTTACTACCTGTGTATTAAGCGTCAGCTACGATAGCATCTTCATCAGCAGTATTACCAGTAATACCAAGGTCACCAGCAGCAACTGCTGTAACTTTCATTGGTACTAAACACTCAGCGTGGTGTCTTCCACCTGCTGTATGATATAACCACCAACCTGGACCGGTAATTCCTTTTGCTCTGTTAGATGCTACGCCTGCTTCTGTTAAGTCAACAAAGACTGCGTTGTCTTCGTCGTTAGACTTATTAGTATTGCCTGCGGCAGTTTCGAGCCACTTAGGTACGTCAGCTGCGACGTCTGTTTTTCCCCATAGTGCCATTGTTATTCTCCTAATTTGTTATTTTAAAACTTTGTGAAGTTCATTAACTAAATCGGCTTTCTTTTTTCGTTTATCTAACTCAACGCCTGCTTTACGACCTTCGGTTTCAAGTTGAGCTTTTGTTAGTTTACCTAACGCAGCTTTAGTAACTTGAGGACCTTTTGCAGTAGCAGCCTTCTTTGGCTCCTTCACTGGGTCTACTTTAGCAGGAACTGGGATATCTTTATCCGAAAATAAGCCTTTAATCCATTCAATCAAAAACATAATTTACTCCTATAATATAATGGATTAACCGCCGCAATTGCTAGCAGCTAAATCCTTTTTCTTTGCTGGCTTTACAGAGTCCTGAGCTTCAGTACCCTCTGCCTTTTCGTCATCTCCTTTCCAGTTAGCATCGATGTAATCAAAGAATTTCTTCTTCGCTGCATCGTCTTCTAGCTCTGCTGGTGATTCGACTCCAAACTTTTTAAGTGCTTTTTGAAAGAATTCTTGATATGCGTTTTCTTCTTCAACAGTTCTTTCACTAACCACTTCCATTTTCTTTTGAATAGCAGCTGACATCTTAGTGTCAATTTTACTTTCAATAATTTCTTTCCAACTCATTTCTTTGTCCTCTGATATTGTTTTAATCTAATTTATATGTTCTATGTTTATTTATAACAGTTTCGTTATCCGAATCTGTAAATTATCAATACCTTTAATCAAACG